AGTAACATCTCCAATAGGTATAGCACTAGGGAAGTTCTCCTTCATAACTATGTTGGCATACTTATCTATCTCTGAATAGTAAAACCTAGTGATAGGTAAGTTGGCTCGTAGCATAGCTAATGCACCAACACCACACCCATTAAATAAACTAGCACATATCATATTATACTCCTATGTAGCATGAAAAGAATACTGCAAGTATTCCTGTCACAATTAAAATTACTATCTCATCATTATTATTAGGTAACATCTAAGCCACCAATAAATCTTGGAAAGGTTTGGAATCTATCCATTGAGATACCTGTTGCTCTCGCTTCCACATAGACTCTCCCCTTGTGTCATTGCCTGTATTCTTTAAGGCAAATCCATTTCTACCATCTGCATAAGATGAGTAGTTAGTGAATGCAGAATACAAAGCATACATATTCTTACCTCGCTTTGCAATCTCTTGCCTAGCAATCTCATTCATCTTCTTAGATACTCTCTCAGATTTTACAATCTTGTCAAGAAGTAATCTTACATTAGCTTTGATAGGTGTCTCTGCCCATATCTGAAGCATCTTACAATGAGCATCAAAGTCTGCTTTAGCAGTTTGCAACTCACTCACAAATGTTTCAATACTGAAACCACTTGTATTCTTTTTCTTGACCTTGTCATACTTACCCCTAATCTGACCATTGGTGCAGTACATATCTATCCCACCAAACAATGCCACATTAGAACATGAACCATCAACACCATGTAAAAGGATAATCCTTTCGCTGATGTCTGTATGATGCTTGTCTGTATAGATACGATAGGTTACATTTGGTAATGTAATATCTACCATTGCCCAAGCATTATTCCTACAGGTTTTCTGCTTGACCTTTGCATTAAGCAACTCATGTGGTTCTCTATTATCCATGATAACATTTTTAACAGAGTTAAAAAAGGTAGGATGAGACACACAGTTAAATGTATTTCTTGTATGACTAATGGCTTCGCCTGTATTCATATTGAATCCAAACTTATGTCCACTTAACTTACTATCCTCATAGGATAATTCAAAGTTAAGTTCTTCTGTTAACTTAAATAGATTTGGTGTTCCGTCTAATGGCATGATTATGCTCCTTTCTTTTTGTCTATGTACACTCTAAGGTGTGTTGATTGTTCTATGGACTGACCCCAATAGGTAGCACCTGTACCTTTGAGTTCAGGCTTAATGTGTTGTCCACGTACTCTCATAGAGTATGACTCGTTATTGAGATATACTTTCATACCTCTTGTTAGCTTCTTGCCATACTCATCATTGGGTATCTCGCTGAATACATAGCCACATCCTTGAGGTTGATTGTTGTAGTATATGTTTTTCCAATACTCTGTATTGGCAGTTTGTTTATCTAACAAATCATCTTTCTCCTCAATGATACCTTTCATGTTTTCAATCTTGCTCGTAAGATATAGTAAGTTATCTTCTTGCTTCTGCAAGTTTTCTTTCAGCTTCTCATTCTTCATTTCAAGATTTTCATTTTCTTCTTGTAAATGATTACGTAACTTCATTGACCTACTAAAGTCATTGTCTGTTTCCTCATTTTGTTTTACAAATGCTCTGACCATATGCTGAAAGTCCATGTGTGAGATAGGTATATCTCTACCTTCTGCTTCTGAATAGTATGTCTTGTCATTCAAGTCATACATATCACTAGCTAGTCTACCTGTGGTAGTTGTAGCACCTAGCATTGTAACTACTCTGTGTATCTTCATATTAATACTCCTCTATAAATAAAAATTCTATTCTTGATTTTGGATATACTGACCTTGCCATATCAATGGCATGGTCAATAGCATAATTGTATCCACTCTTTTCTAATGCCTGTGGATGTACATTTACTTTACCTTTGTTTCCATCAATAGATATACCTACAACCCAAAAGGGTTTAGGATATGTACTACGATTTGGAAGTGTGCTAACTTTGTTAAGCATCTTCAATCTCCTTTACTTGAACTTGTTTATTACAATCATCACATTTGTGATACTCATTCATACCTTTGGTATAAGGTTCGGTGTCATAGTGTGGCTCTAGAACGATAGCTAAAGGGTTGGCACGAACCCACATTAAACTCCATAGGTTCGTACCATTGCATTCGTAACAGCGAGTAGCCACTCTTATGCTACCTTCCCTTTTCTACCAACCTTACCTCTAGCTAGGTTGTGTAACTTACCAACCTTGAACTGTCCGAAGGATATAGACTTGTACTCTCTATCCTTGAGGTATGCTCTGCATATTGAGGCTAAGTCCTGCATGGCTACCATGAAACCTGCAGTTGATATGTTTCTAATATAGAAACCATCAGACTTTTTAGTCTCTCTGCACTCACTAAGAACTATATCATATAGTTTCATCTTAGATAGCTTCTCGCCTGTAACTTGATGATACAGAGCAGAGGTAGTGTCAAATAACTTTTGACCTCTCTCAGTTAAGCATTGACCTGTAACACCTGTGGACTGTACCCAATAGGCTACGTTGATATTTTTCTTACTCATAATAAAATCTCCTTTTGTTGTTGGTTAAGTAAGTTTCCGATTGTCGGAAGGTATCTAGGCAAAAGACTTCTCTTGCCTAGCATTCTTTTGTTTGCGTTGTAATCTGCGTTCTTTCTTCCAATCATCTCGCTTCTGCTTCTTGATTGTTTTCTTGACAGATATCTTCTCAAACGTTTGTTCATCGTACTTGCTTCGCAATTATATTCTCCTTTTTTCTGTTGTATGAACCCTTACCTTTCTTTGAAGGTACTACTTGCTTCCGTATGGAAAGCAATGCTTTTGCTATAGGATTTATCTTTTTAATCTTCATGTTACACCTTTACTACGTAATACTTGTTGTTATTATCTTTGACTCTAACCATAGCCTCATGATGAGGAATGGAAGTTTGTACTACTAATGTTTCAACTTCGTAATTCATCTTGCCTATGGTAAAATGAAAGTCATCTATGCTTATAGATTTAGCATTAACTAAATCATCAAGTAAGTTTTTGATTTTTACTGTATCTAAAATTGTCATGTCGAACTCCATATATATGTTATATAACTACTTTCATTGAAAGTCAAGTAGTTATATAACTTATTCTGTTGATTATATGTATACTCTAGGATGAACCCCACCCCATATTATAGCATTGGATAATATCTTCATCTCAGACTCCATGCGAATATTCCCTACGAAGTCTCTTGATACTTCATCAGAACCTAGTTCTGTGCTACTCCTCATGAAGAAGTCATTCTTATAAGGATTATAAGATACCTTATGATGGTAAGCCGAGTTATCAATATCTTGCTCTTCAGCAATATATCCTACTGCAAAGGCATGAACATTCTTCTTGCCTTCTTCACGTACTCGCTTCTGCCCACCCTTACGAACAACAAACTTTGCTTGTTCAAGGGTTATGTCATATCTATGGTCTATTACTAGACCACTCTTGACATTTTGGATACTCCAACATCTTCTGTGTAAGTTCCAATATACTCTAACTTTTTCCATATTAAACTCCTAGTTTAAAGTTTCCGATTGTCGGAAGGTTAATGTTGAACGATTGCAATGCTCTTGGCATTGACTTGTGACCCACCACATAACATACATGATGAGCATTGTACTCGTCTGCCCATCTCTTTTGAGGCAGGACAAAGTATCTCTTGACCCTTGACAACTTCGTTGACATCTTGAATGACACGGAATGTTCTATGTCCAAAATCCCAATGAGTCTTAGCAGTAGCTAAGTTATCAGCCGATACCATGTAAATGGTAGGGTCAAAGCTAGAACTTGGATTGTCATATTGATGACAATATGCAGTATGCTTCCTAGCTTTTGATATCAAGCTATCCCAAATATATTTGGGTACTGCTCCACCATCTCCATAAGTTCCAATCCTTACGTCTTCATCTTCTCCAAGAGAAGCCAAGGCATCATGTCCTTGCAAGGAAGGGTAAGCACCCTTCATCCATTGTTTCCAAGTAACAAGTACCCCTTGATATAACTTGACATAGCAAGTTCTACCAATAGCTTGTTTACGATTGGGGTCATTAGTCGGTGTTCCTCTATGAGGACATTGACCACAGTTAGCTTCATCTAAGCCATACTTAGAGGCTTCCCTTGGGTCATGGGGTGTGATGATGTAAGTCTGCATCATAGCACCTGTCTTGGCATTTTTAGATTCACTTGTCAAAGCGATAGCAATGATACGTTCTCCATTGAGAAGAGAAGCACCATCAAAAATTACATATCCATTCGGCATATTACTACTCCCACCTTTTCACACCATAAGATTCAACTTCAAAGTTTTTATATTTTTTATTACTTTGTAATTCATGTTCTGCTGAATCTACTAATGATGATATATCTAAGTAAATTCTTTTACCATACTCATTTGGATAATCTTCAAATGATACATAATCCCATACATTTATTATGCCATTATGTGTTATGTTTGGTATTTTTCTTTTATACTGTCTAGCCATATTAACTCCATTAAAGTTTCCGTCAATCGGAAGGTTTATATATTATTTATATATTCATATATATTCATATATAAATAATTATACTTTTGTGTAGCAAGTTATTCGTGCTTTAGTATATGTCTTCTGACATATCTTTTTTGCATCAATAGATGCAATTAGTTTATCATGTTCATCCCAAAAGTTTCTTTTGGCTTTTGTATTCTTATACATTATACGTTTCTCCATTTAAAAATTATTAATAATCCTGCTATTGACAAAGTCAACCCCATAGTTCCAACAAGAACTGTGAAGGTTATCCCTAAAGGGAAGGGGGTGTTTATAGCTTCGCTCATGTAATACCCATCAGCTTCCCCAAGGGTTACCCATGCCATTAAAAACACAGGGATTCCTATAAGGAATAATAATATTCCATCAATCTTTTTGCTCATTTTAAACTCCGTTTAAGTTAAAGTTTCCGACAATCGGAAGGTTTGGGAAGTGCTTAATTAAAAGCACTATCCCATTCGGCAGGGGTAATCCCTGTCATGATGAACTCTCGTTCATCTGCCGAAAGATTCGGCATGGCATTCTGAATCAGAACACCACTCTCCCAAGAGCTTAATTGCTCTTGAGTTACGTCAATTTCCATGACGTTAGTGTTACCACTAAAAGGGGAAGTTTTTGTAATTTTCATAATATTACTCCGTAAAAGTTTCCGACAATCGGAAGGTTAATGTTAATATATATAATTAAATATATCATAAATATCTATATTTAATTATTATATAAATCCTCAAACTCTTGTAAAACTCGAAGAGTTTCTTCATGCTCCAAAAGTGCTTTAGACTTTTGATTCAATCTTTGGATAGCAAAAGCACCACAATCATAAATGATTGGTTCTAATCTCTTTTGGTCATTCTCATGACCAACCCAATTTGAACGAACCCTCTTATGAGGGTTTATTCTTTTAGCAAAATTACTCTTTGTAATTTTAAATATCTTAGCCATATATTAATCTCCGATTAAAAAGAAAGGTAGCATTAAGCTACCTTCTGTGAAGGAACTTTAAGTTCCTTGTACTGAGAGTTAAACTCTCTAGCAAAGTCTTTTGGTGAGATACCATGTATCTCTAGTTGAACTAGCACTTCAAGTGCTACTTCAGAAGCTGTTAGCTTCTTCTGAACCTTTGGTTCTTCTTTAGTTTCCGAACTGTCGGAAGGTTGAGACTCTGTCTCTTCTTGAGACTTTGTCTCATCAGAAGCCTTTGGCTTATCTTCTGTCTTTGGCTTATTTGCTTTAGCAAATGCCTTGAGCAGAGCAGAAAGAGAAGTATATCTCTTTCTAGTAGACTTTAGCCAAGCAATGACTTCGTCATACTTTAGAAACAGAATCTTTGATTCGTTTCTTCTTCTTGCTTCAATAGAAGCAATTCCATACTTCTTAGCAAGTTCCTTGCTAATTATCTTAACATTCTCAATCTTGAGAATATTAACTTGAAGCTGACCAAGTAGATAGTCAAGACTATCTTTGTCATGAACTAGCTTTGTGGTTTTAGCCTTGAGAGACTTTGTCTCTGTAGCATCTAGCTTAGCTAGATTTGAACCTTGAGCTTTTAGCTCTGACTGAGTTGGAAGGGAATGTTTTTTAGCCATGTTGGTTTCTCCTATGTTATATATATTTTAAAAACATTTTACCCATAAAGGGATGTTTTTAAAATATTATAACCTTAGTCTTTCTGTCAAGTATTCTTTTAGATACTCTTAGTATCTAGAGCTTCCGACAATCGGAATGACCATACTACCCTAGGGGGGTAGTCCTTTTTGTACTCCTCCTCTTCAACAGTCTGCTTGTTGCAAAAATACCACAGTCTTTCATGCTAAAGCATGGCAACTGATAGTAAATGAGTTTCCAACCAATACTAAAGTATTGAATTTGCTACATTTTCTTTAGAAAATCAATGCATATACACCACATATCGCATATTCCTGCACATCAAACACACATATCGCACTCAAAACACACAACAGACAGGGGGGTGGGCATGGGTCAGGTGGGGGTATGGGGTACGTATGCATGAATATCTACACAGATGGGGAAAATTAAGTGTTAACCACAGGGGTAACTGACACATATATAATAAATAGTGTTGCATTAATATCACAAGTATGGTATAATCGTACAAGAGTAGAAAAAAATGCTCTTGACAAAAATGCCGAGTGGGGGTATAACTACACTTAAATGAAACACTTAAATGTATAATAACTTAATATATAAAAAACACTTATATGATACACTTAAATGTACTAAAGAATAGAAGCCTCCGTAAGTTAATTTAATTTCGTGCTTGACAATGCCTAAAAAATCAGTAAAACTATATGTACCAGAGAATATGCTCGATGCATTTTATGATGCTGTTCGTAGTAACAAACTAAAAGACCTACATATTCCTCATAGTTCCGTGTTTTATGTACGTGCTGCCATTGAGGCAGATACAGGTGTTCGTTATACACTCAAGCACGTAGAGAATGCAATGAAACATGAAGGGATGTTAGACGATGTTTGAGACATGGGTACTCGTATGTGCCATAGGAAGTCCATTGTGCCACACTTTAGTTGATGAATATGGACCATACAATAATAAAAAGCAATGTATAACACGTGCTTATGAAATAGCAGCAGAATTACCAGAACATATGCCTAATTATGAAGCTGTCAAATACAAATGTATGAAAGTTGAAAAAGACCTAGAAGGTAAGATAAACACAACATGGCAGAAAAAAGAAAGAAACCCACAAAACGTGGAGGACTAAAAGGATTCACTCAAAAGAGTGGAGATATGCGACCCACTAAGACTGGTGCAGGGATGACCAAAAAAGGTGTCGCTAAATATAAAAGGCAAAACCCGGGCAGTAAGCTAAAAACAGCAGTAACAGAAAAGAGTCCATCTAAAACTAGAGCCAATAGGCGAAAGTCTTACTGTGCTAGAAGTGCAGGTCAGATGAAAAAATTCCCTAAAGCTGCAAAAGACCCGAATAGCCGATTAAGACAAGCTAGAAAAAGATGGAGATGTTAAATGCCTATTAAAATAGTACCAAAGAATGAGTCGTATCTTGAAAAAAGAAAACGTATACTCGCACAACAAAAGAAAAGAGCTAAACAAAGAGAGTTAGCTAAGAAGAAAACAATGGGTCCTGAAAAGGATATTGTTAGAACACGTGCTAAGAAAAAGCCAACAAGCAAACTTGCTGCATTACCCATATCAGGTAAAAGCAAAAGAATGCAGAAGTCTAAATCTAGACTGAATCCTTCGGTAGATTATTCTAAAACACCAAAAGCTCCTAAAGGAACTATTAAGAAGAGTTCATTAGGTGCAAGAAATAGACCAACAGGTCAAGCTCCCACAACTAAAAATATAACTAAGAGTGCTTTAGGTGCAAAGCCACCTGCAAAGAAGACAGAGAAGTTTTCTTCTTTTGGTGCTGCCTTTCGTGCTGCTAGAAAAAAATTAGGTACAGGAAAGTTCTTTACTTACAAAGGAAAGAAGTACAGCACAGTTACTAAGTCTGAACTAAAAGGTATGTCTCTTAAAGACTATCTCAATAAATTAAAAAAGAAGGGATAGTAAAATGGCAGTAGCAAGTTTATTATCTAAAATAACTAGAAGAAAAAGAACTTTAAAAGACAGAACTAGAGAAGTTAAAGGAAAAACTAAATCTAAGAAGTTTGAAGAAGTTAAGAAGAAAGCTGATGAAGCTGATAAGAAAAAGGCAGACAAGGCTGATAAGAAAGCTAGTTCGCCTAAGATGGCTGCAGAGAAGAAAGCTGCTAGACCTGCTAGGGGAGATGCAAAAGATGCAAAGAAGCTAGACACTCCTAGAATTAAAAGACTAGAGAAGGTAAAGAAAAATATAGGTCAAGACCAAAAAGGCAAAATAAATAGATTGTTTGCTGACAAAGCTGAAGGTAACTTCAAGGGTAAACAACAAATGCTTTTAGCTGCAGGACCTGCTAAAGGTTTTGATAAAGCAGCAGATAAAGTTAAAGACTTGTATGATAAAATTAAATCAGGTAAGTATACACAAAATCAATATAGAGACTTTGTAGATGCACAAGCTAAAGTTAGAGATGCTATGCTCAGAAGAGGAGATGCTAATTTAGCAAAGAATAAAAATCTTACAAAAGCTATGTTAAATATTAAACCTAAAAATCCTGCTGATTCTATAGGGGGTGCAAAAAAAGGTTTAACTGCAAAAGAATTAGCAGAAAGACTAAAAAAGCTAAGAGCTAAGAATAGTAAGGCTCAAGGTGGTATGGGGTTAAAAATGCCTAGTGCTGACCAAACAGGTCTAAGAAAACTACCTACTCAAGTACGTAACAAGATGGGTTATATGTATGGTGGTGGCATGACTAAGAAACCTAAGATAAATAATATGGACTATCGTAAAGGTGGTATGGTCATGATAGTATTAGACATGATGAAAAAGAAAAAGAAAGGTAAATAACATGGCAAAAGAGATGGATAATAAAAAATCTATTAAAGAGTTTGAATCCTACATGAAAAGAGAACGTGAGAAGATTCTAAAAAAGTATCCGGGTGAAGAGGGTGAAAGAATGATTAGGGAGTTCTTTGTAAAAAAGATGCCTAGGAAAAAACCCACGGATAAAAAAATACGTGTAACAAAGCCTAGAGCTTTGGCAATGAAAGGTGGAATGATGAAAAAGAAAACTAAATACATGGCTAAAGGTGGCATGAAGAAAACAAAGTACATGGCTAAAGGTGGAATGAAAAAGAAGACAAAGATGATGTCTCGTGGTGGAGCCGCTAGACGTAGATAATGTCTTATCTTATAAGTAACGTACCACATTTTAAATGTTGGGTACGTAAGGAGTTCACTTGTAATCATATGGATTATCATGGTGAATACCTACACGCATTAGCTTTTGCAGTTAATACTATACCTGACAGGTCACTAAGTTTTCAGGTAGTTTTCACAGGATGTACAGAAGAAGAGAATGTACATGGTGGTGCAATGTGGGCAAGAATGCCAATACAAGCACTAGTGGCTGATATACCTGTAGATGAGTGGGCAGAACCAATGGAAGACCATCTGTGTCAACCTTGGGATTGTGAATCTAGAAACCATAGTGTTATAGTTATGGATAGAGTTAGTTCTTCTCCGTGGATATGCAAGATAGCTAATGAGTTCTATACTGCTAGATATATGTTTACTGTAGATTATACAGACCATGATATAGCAGATGACCCTGCACAACATAAACAATCACATGTAATGTATTTGTTGAATGCAGGTAAGTGGACAGGTAATATTGTCGCACTACCTAATAACAGAGTTAGAGCAACAAGTCCTGCATTATGGGTAACAGGAGAAGGTGCTCCTGATTTTACACCCTCACAGTGGACTCACTCAGCAGAGTCACACGAATCCTACCTAGACCCTTTCACCACATTTAATAATCTATACGAGGATACTAATGGCAGTAAAAAGAAAAAGCAAAAGCACAGTAAACAAAGCAGGTAACTATACTAAACCTGAACTACGTAAAAGAATATTTAACAGAATAAAAGCAGGTGGTAAAGGTGGTGCTCCGGGTCAATGGTCAGCACGTAAGGCACAGATGATGGCTAAAGCATATAAGTCAGCAGGTGGTGGATATCGTGGATAAAGAAAAGTGCGACACTTGTAAGTGTTATGAATGTGACTGCGATGAATGCAACTGTGATTGCCACGATGAAAAAGAAGAGGAGGTACAAGGAGTACCTGTATAATGATTGAGTTTGTGCTTGTGTTTATGATGGGATTAAGAGTAGTAGACCAAACACAAACCTTTGAAGACATAGATAGATGTTTGTACTTCGCAGAGAGATTGCATAAGCAACCTTCAATACCACAACAGGAAGGACCTAATCTACAGATAACAGCATATTGTAAGCCAAGAAGGAAAAGATAATGTTAGCAGAACTAGCTGCGGCAAATGCCGCTTTCAGTGTAATAAAAAGTTTCGTGTCTAACGGAAAGGAACTTACAGGTTGTGCTAAACACATATCTGACTTTGTGTTTTCAAAAGAACAGTTAGAAAAGAAAGCAAGTAAACAAAAGTCAAAAGGTGGTGGTTCTGACCTAGAAGAGTTCATGGCTCTTGAGCAGATAAAAGAAAAAGAAGCAGAACTCAAGAAGATGATGATATACATAGGTAGACCCGGATTATGGCAGGATTGGCAAGAGTTCCAAGCAGAAGCAAGAAAGTCTAGACGTTATCAAGAGAAGATGAGAGAGAGAAGACAAGCAGAGTTAATGGAATATTTTGGTTATAGTATAGCTTTTATATTTGTATTATTCTTTGGAGGATTATTAGCTTGGATTGTCGGCAAATGGACAGGCAAACTTTAACACCTTGCATTGGTATATGTACATTAGAAGATGATGTGTGTATAGGATGCAACAGAACAATAGAAGAGATTAAAGAGGCATATGAAAATAGTATGGCATTAAAAAAATCACAGAGGTCACTAGTTGCGTGGGGAAAACAAAAATGGCGAACAAAGTCTGGTAAACCTAGTACACAAGGGAGTAAAGCAACTGGTGAACGTTATTTACCTGAAAAAGCGATTAAGGCTTTATCTTCCTCTGAATATGCCGCCTCTTCGGCTGCTAAACGAAAAGCGACTAAACGAGGTAAACAATTTTCTAAACAACCCGGCAAGACTGCAAAAAAAACATCAAGATTTCGTAGATTCAGCTAAAGTAAAAGAGCAACTAAGACTAGCAAGAATGCAGGAGAAAATAAAGAATGATACAAGCATTGATAGGACCACTCGCAAATCTCGCAGGAACGTGGTTTCAAAACAAAGTAGAAAAAACAAAAGCAGATGGTCTCGCTAAAGTAGCTGAAGCAAAAGCAAGAGCTACTGTTGCAGAGAAGGTAGCTGCAGGTGAAATAGAGTGGGAAGGCAAGATGGCTGATGCCACAAACGAGTCTTGGAAAGATGAGTTTGCTTTAGTTGTCCTACTAACCCCTGCTATATTAGTCTTCATTCCCGGGATGACAGAGTATGTGGAACATGGATTTAGTATATTGGCAACTTTACCAGAGTGGTATCAGTACCTCTTATATATCGCAATTAGTGCATCATTTGGGATTAAGGGTGTCGGACAAGCAGCAAAGATGTTTAAAAAGAAGTAATGTCTGACGTTGAAGAAAAGATTAATAAAATAATAACAGAGTCTATATTACCTAGTGTTCAAATGCATGGTGGACATGTAGAGCTACAATCTTTCAAGGATGGTATAGTTACAGTATTTTTAAGTGGTGCATGTAGTGGATGTGCAATGTCTACACTAACACTAAAGATGGGAATAGAGAATATGTTAAAATATTATATACCTGAAGTATTAGCTGTTGAAGGTATAGAAGACCCTAATTCTACAGTGAGTCCATATTACCAATGACACTAAAAGCCTTGACATTTTTAAAGATATCTGCTATAACCTGTAAGATAGGTAATTACTTTTGGCATTTACATGTTAAAGAAGTACGTAAGAATCAAACAAGAAGATTAATATAATGAATTTAGTTACATTACAAAATGAGATAGCTGAAGATGAAGGGATAAAATATGAATTGTACTTATGTTCAGAATCACATTTGACTGGGGGAATAGGACATCTTATTACAGAATGGGATGTAGATTATTATGGTAAACCTGTAGGAACAAAAGTACCTAATGAACAAGTTGATGCATGGTTTGAAAATGATATAGAAGTATCTATAAAAGATTGTCAGTCTTTATTTAGTAACTTTGATAGTTTACCTGAAGATATACAACATGTATTAATAAATATGTCATTTCAATTAGGGAAGCCTCGTTTATCTAAATTTAAAAAAATGATTGCTGCTGTAGAAGATGAAGACTATCCTGAAATGGCAGAGCAGATGGAAGACTCACGTTGGTACAAACAAACAACTAATAGAGCACAAAGATTAATAGAAAGAGTTATAAGATATGGAGTACCTATATGACAAAGAGGGAACTAACAGAAAGACAACAAAAGTTTTTAAATGTCCTCTTTGACCAAGCAAATGGTGATGTTGTACAAGCAAAACTACTTGCAGGTTATTCAGAGAAGACACCTACTTCTAGTGTTGTAGCTTCTATGAAAGAAGAGATTATGGATGCAACTCAAATGTATATGAGTCGCAATGCACCTAAAGCTGCTGTGGCTATGGTGAGTGGTGTAGATGACCCTACACAACTAGGTATTAGAGATAGACTATCTGCATCAAAAGAGTTGTTAGATAGAGTAGGTCTAATTAAAACAGAAAAGGTGCAAGTAGAAGCATCAGGTGGGGTAATGTTATTACCACCAAAAACACAGGAGTAAATAATGGTAGCAAGTATTATATCTAAGTTAGTAAAGAAAGCGACAAAGAAAAAGCCTAAAATAAAAGGTAAAATTAAACAATCACCAAATACAACATTTAAGTCTAAGATGCAAATAAAGAAAAAGACGGAAGATAAAAAAACAGTTTTCTTAAAAAAGAAAGCAGAGGAAAAGGATAGAAATCAATTAAAGGATATAATACAACATAAAAAGGATAGAATAAAAACAGCAGTGGATAAAGAATTAATAGCTGGGTTAAAAGATGACATAAGAATATTACAAAAGAAATTAGATACAAGAAATTATGGTGCTGGTGGTTTAGCAAGTAAACTATTAAAAAAAGTAACAAAGAAAAAGTCAGTAAAGAAAAAACCAACAACTAATCTTCCTAATAATTACGTTAAAGTTCCTAAAAAATATTTAAATACAGAACAAAGTATTTTAAAGAAGATAGACCAACATAAACCTCTTACGGAAAAACAAATGTTAAACTTTTCACAAGCAGTAAAAATTAATGAAAAGGCTAAAGTTATGGGCAAATCATTTGAAGAAGGAAGAAATTATGTTACTAAAAATCAATTAAATAATACCAAAGGTTCAATTACTAGAGCAATAAAAGAATTAGGTGACTTAGGATATAATCCTAAATCTGGATTTTATTTTGATAAAATGATGAAAAAGAATAGAAAGAAAAAGAAGTAATGGATAGAAGTGTGGGTAAATGGAAGTTACCCCAACCAACAGATTTAAAAGATGAAGAACAAAAAGAATGGATACAAATACCACGCATAGCTAGGACTGTTCCATTCGGATACAAGATTAACAAAGATGATAAAGAATTACTTGACCCTATACCCTACGAGTTAGAAGCAATAGAATTAGCAAGAAAATATGTAAAACAATATTCACTAAGACAAGTTGCTAATTGGTTGACCACAAAAACAAATAGACAAATATCTCACATAGGATTAAGGAAAAGATTACTGCATGAACGACAACGTAAGAACAAGGCTAGAACTCTTAAACGATGGTCCGAGTATGCCCAGAAAGCAATCGAGAAAGCGAAAGCCATTGAAGAAAGTAGAATCGGAGCAAAAGCCTAGCATAGTACATGATGTAGAGGCTTTACCTCAAGAAGAACAGAATATAGTTTTTCAACCAAATAAAGGACCTCAAACAGAGTTTCTTGCTTCTCCTGAAAGAGAAGTATTATATGGTGGTTCAGCAGGTGGTGGCAAATCATATGCAATGTTAGCAGACCCACTACGTTATATGGGTCACCCACAATTTAGTGGCTTGTTATTACGACACACGACAGAAGAATTAAGAGAACTTGTTTGGAAGTCTAGAGAATTATATCCCCTCATATGGAAAGGGATAAAGTGGTCAGAAAGAAAGATGCAATGGGTAGCTCCTTCAGGTGCAAGACTGTGGATGTCCTACCTAGACCGAGATGATGACGTACTAAGATATCAAGGTTTAGCTTTTAGTTGGATAGGCTTTGATGAGTTAACACAATGGGCAACACCATTTTCTTGGAATTACATGAGGTCACGACTACGTTCTACTGCACACGATTTACCTGTGTATATGAGAGCAACAACTAACCCCGGAGGTCCGGGGCATCAGTGGGTTAAAAAAATGTTTATTGACCCAGCACCTTATGGAAGAGCATTTGATGCCACAAATATTGAGACAGGAAAAGTTCTTAAATATCCTAACGGACACAGTAAAGCAGGTCAGTCATTATTTAAAAGAAGATTCATACCTGCTAGATTATCTGATAATCCGTACCTCTCAAGTCAAGGTGATTATGAAGCAATGCTTCTTTCCTTACCTGAACACCAACAGAAGCAGTTGCTTGAAGGTGATTGGGATATTAAAGAAGGTGCTGCTTTTACTGAGTTTAATAGGGATACTCACGTTATTGAACCTTTTGACATTCCAAGAAATTGGGTTAAGTTTAGGTCTTGTGATTATGGTTATGGTTCTTATAGTGCTGTGTTGTGGTTTGCTGTTTCTCCAGATGAGCAGATTGTTGTATATAGAGAGTTGTATGTTTCTAAAGTCCTTGCCACAGATTTGGCAGATATGATATTAGACTTAGAAACTGATGATGGTAATATTAGATATGGTGTATTAGATAGTTCTCTTTGGCATAAACGTGGAGATACAGGACCTTCACTAGCAGAACAGATGATACAAAAGGGTTGTAGATTTAGACCATCAGATAGAAGTAAGGGAAGTAGAGTATCAGGAAAAAATGAGATTCATAGAAGGCTACAGGTTGACGAGTTTACTGAAGAACCAAGAATGGTATTTTTTAACACTTGCACAGAAACAATCTCACAATTACCTGCTATACCTTTAGATAAAAAGAATCCTGAAGATGTGGATACTAGAGCAGAAGACCACTTGTATGATGCTCTAAGATATGGTATAATGTCAAGACCTAGATTTAGTATATTTGACTATGAACCTATGGGCAGACCAAGAAGAGAGATGCCTGTAGCTGACGCAACATTTGGATATTAATATGGCAGAAGATGAAATAAATATTGAAGACGAAGCTATTGCTTTAGAAGATGCAGAAGATTCAGACTTAACAGATGCAGGTGTATCTAGTATCGTAGACCATGTTATGGCTAACTTTAAAAAGTCAGAAGACTATAGATACGAAGATGAGCAAAGATGGATTAGAGCATATAGAAACTACAGAGGTTTATATGGACCTGATGTACAATTTACAGAAGCAGAAAAGTCTAGAGTATTTATAAAGATAACAAAAACTAAAACACTAGCAGCCTATGGGCAAATAGCTGATGTTTTATTTGCAGGAAATAAATTTCCTATAAGTATAGAACCAACTGAACTACCTGAAGGAGTTGCAAAAAATGTTAATTTCGACCCTAAAGAACCTCAAGAGTTACGTAATAATGAAGACGAAGGAGACTTACAATCTCCTTATGGTTTCCCTGAAGATGGTGCTGAGTTACCTAAAGGAGCTACTGCAGACACTTTACAAGAAAGGCTTGGTCCTCTGCAAGAAGTTTTGCAAGATGTTGAAGGCTTGGAAGAAGGCTCTGGTAAAACTCCGTCAGCGATAACTTTTAGTCCTGCTATGGTAGCCGCAAAGGCTATGGAAAAACAAATAGTAGACCAACTACAAGAATCAAATGCAAATAAACATTTAAGAAGTACAGCCTTTGAGATGGCTTTATTTGGCACAGGTGTTATGAAAGGACCTTTTGCTGTAGATAAAGAGTATCCTAATTGGAATGATGAAGGTGAGTACAATCCTATATTTAAAACTATACCACAAGTAAGTCATGTATCTGTATGGAACTTCTATCCTGACCCTGACTCTACTAACGTAGACCAAGCTCAATACGTAATAGAAAGACATAAGATGTCTAGGACAGAGTTACGTGGCTTAAAACGTAGACCTTATTTTAGAGAGACAGTTATAGAAGAAGCTATAGCAGATGGTGAGAACTATTATAAAAAATATTGGGAAGATGACTTAACAGATTATAATCATGATAACTATATAGAAAGATTTGAAGTATTAGAGTATTGGGGTATGATGGATGTTGAGATGCTTCTAGAGCAGAATGTTGACATACCTAAAGAGTTAGAAAACTTTGAAGAGTTACAAGCTAATATATGGGTTTGTAATGGGAAGTTACTCCGTGCAGTATTAAACCCATTCAAACCTGCCAAGATACCTTTTATGGCTGCACCATATGAATTAAACCCATACTCTTTCTTTGGTGTAGGTTTAGCAGAGAATATGGATGATACACAAACTCTTATGAATGGTTTTATGAGAATGGCTGTAGATAATGCTGTATTATCAGGTAACTTACTTATAGAAGTAGATGAGACAAACTTAGTTCCGGGTCAAGACTTATCAGTATATCCGGGTAAAATATTTAGAAGACAAGGTGGTGCTCCGGGTCAAGCAATCTTTGGTACAAAGTTTCCTAACGTATCAAATGAAAACTTACAGTTGTTTGATAAGGCAAGACAGTTAGCAGATGAAAGCACAGGACTACCATCATTTGCTCATGGGCAGACAGGTGTATCAGGTGTAGGTAGAACTGCAGCAGGTATCAGTATGTTGATGGGAGCTGCTTCAGGAAGTGTTAAGACTGTTATTAAGAATGTAGATGATTATTTATTAAAACCTTTGGGTGAAGGTTTATTTAGATTTAATATGCAGTTTAATTTTGACCCTGCTATAAAGGGAGACTTAGAGGTTGTTGCACGTGGAACAGAAAGTCTAATGGCTAATGAAGTACGTAGCCAAAGACTAATGCAGTTCTTACAAGTTGCATCTAATCCTGCTCTTGCACCTTTTGCTAAGTTTAATTACATAGTAAGAGAGATAGCAAAGTCTATGGATTTAGACCCATCAAAGGTTACTAATAATATGGATGAAGCAGTCTTACAAGCAGAGATGTTAAAAGGAATGCAAGGTGATATGCCACAGCAACAAGCTCCTGCAGGTGCTAATCCTGCTGACCCAACAGGAGCAGGTGGTGGTACTATAGGTGTAGGACAAGCACCTCAACCAAACGAACAAGGATTTACAGGTAATGGACAAGGCAATATTGAGCAACCTCAAGCCACTGGTCAACCACCAGCTCCAACTCAATAAATATTTAGATGCTCTGATAGAGCAACATCATAGAGCTATGGAACAAGCAGATGATGTAATTACATTACACAGAACTCAAGGTGCAATAAATGCATTGCGTAGGTTAAAGTTTCTTAGAGAAGAGGTACTAGAAAAAAATGGCTAACTATAAAAAACAAATGGAAATGTTTGACCTTGGTGGTTTAAAAGACCAAGGAGAAACTACAGATAGAAAGTCAAATAATAAAGTTCCTGTTGGTTCTTTAAAGAAAGAAGTAAGAGATGATGTTCCTATAAATATTAGTGAAGGTGAATTTGTTTTACCTGCAGATGTTGTGCGTTATCATGGTCTAGAAAAGATTATGAATATGAGACAAAATGCTAAGTCAGGTTTAGAGCTTATGAATAAGATGGGTCAGATGGGCAACTCTGACCAAGCTACATTACCTGATACTATACCTTTTCAACCACAAAACTATCAACAAGGTGGTGTAGCTATACAAAATCCCCAAGTACAAAACCCTCAAATAATACCTAATGTACAACAACAAAATCAAGTTCCGGGAGTTGTATATACTCCACCTGTAGCACCTGCAGTTAGACCTTCTATATATTCACAAAAGACTATGCTACCTAATGTTGGAGTACCACCTAAAGTAGACATTCCAAAACAGACTGTATATGAGCCACCAAAGTATGTAACATCCACTAGCTCTGCTGCTACACCTAATTTTAGTAATTTAATAGGCACACAGTTTGGACAACTTCAACAATCAAAAACAAAAAAGTATGTAAATCCTGAAACAGGAGAAGAACTATTTATACCCTTTGTAAAGGGAGAACCTGTATATCCTATACCTACAGGTTTTATATTTGAAGAGGATGTAGAAAAAGAAGAGGCAAAAGAAAAACCTACAGAAGCTATAAAAACAACACAAGTTAGACCACAAGAGGGAGATAGTGGTGATGATAATGTTTTTACGATGGGAGATACAACAACAGAAAGCACTTTAACAAAGCAACAAAAAGATATATTAGAAAATGAAAGAAGGATGCAACAAGGGCAGCTTGGTGCTGCTAATTATAAAGCTCCGGGAACTTTGTCTAGAATTTTTGAAGATGTAAAAGCAGACCTTACAGGTGCATTTAGTGCAGTGCTTCCTTTTATTGGAGAACTAGTAGCACCTGCAAAAGCAAAAGATATAACTCCTGAACTTCAAACTAGTAGAGCCAAAGAACTAGGTTTTGGTGGAGTAAATGCTATATTAGAACAATTAGGATTAAAAGATAGTAAAAGTAACTTATCTATAGGGCATACTCCGGGTTCTATAAGTCCTTTAAATAAAAAAAGTGTTTATAACAGTAAAGGTTTGTTAGTAAATTTAGATAAAACTAGTTTAGATTATGGGGGTAGTAAAAGAGATTCTAATGGTGTTCCTATAAGAGCTACTAAAAAAGGTTTTTATCAAGATTTAAAAGATATGTATAATACAGAATGGGCAGGTGGATATACAGGATTAGGTGCATCTGCTACTTTATCAGATATTGCTAGAGAAAGAGAAAATAAATATAGAGAATTAACAAATATGCCTAGCTTACCTGATAGAGATTCTGCATTAAAAGAACTAGCTAAATTTAACACAGGTTATAATTTAAACCCTAATAGAGATACTAGTAAAGATATATATGTAAGAGAAAATGGTGGTGGTGTTGTAACAGGTGGCACATGGACTAGAAATAGTAGAGGTGAGTTACAATATAACATGGGTCCGGGTGGAGGAACTATTGTAGCAGGTAAGAGTGGTAAACTTGGAGACTTTAGAACTACAAAAATAGGACTAAGAGGAGACCCAATGATAGGAGACCCTATTCCTGATATTACAGGAAAAATTAAAGAGACACCTACAGCAGGTATATTTAGTCCTGATGCAGGAGACATTCCTGCCGCTCCACCTGCATCTGTAAGTTTATCAGCAACAGGTGCAGACTACTCAGGCTCTCAAGAGTTAGCAGATACTTATGACGAAGAAGGTGGAGGAGCAGGTTCAGAGGGTGGTTTTGGACAATCAGGAACACCCTCGTCTCCTAGTGGAGAAACTGCTGGAGGTTCTTTTAGTTCTTCTGATACAGGAGATTTTGGATATACAGCAGAGGGTGGTTTTATATCTAGAAGAAGAGCTACAAATATTAAAAGCAAGAAGCAAGGTGGGTTAGCTTCAAGACGATAACCCATAATATAGGCTACTTATCCCCCAACAATAATTGGCTACGATAACCCCAAGGAGAAACTAAATGGCTGAACAAGCTCAAGAGATGGTGGTAGATGCTACACCAAAGAAAACAGCATTTATGGATAAACGTTCTACTCATGAAGACAGAATAAAAAAAGATGAGCAAGAACTAGAACTATTAAAGAAACAAGCTGAAGGTGAAACTGAAGAACCTGTTACAGAAGAGAAAGCAGAGGATGAGGAGAAACCGAAGAATGCTGAAGAAAAAACTTTTAAAAAACGTTATGGAGATTTACGAAGACACTCTCAAGAAAAAGAAAGAGAGTTTCAAAAACAACTTGATGACTTAAAAGTACAGCTAGAGAAAGCTACTAAGAAAGAAATTAAGTTACCCAAATCAGAAGCTGAAATAGAAGAGTGGGCAAAAGAATATCCTGATGTAGCAGGAATAGTAGAAACAATCGCTATTAAAAAAGCAAAAGAACAATCTGATGCTTTAGAAAAAAGAATCAAAGAGATTGATGAGTTAAACGCAAAGACTACAAAAGACAGGGCAGAAGTAGAACTATTAAAGATTCATCCTGACTTTGCTGACATAAGAGAAAGTGATGACTTTCATGAATGGGCAGACGAACAGCCTAAATGGGTACAGGATGCATTATATGAGAATAGTGAAGATGCAAGGTCAGCAGCAAGAGCCATTGACCTCTACAAATCAGATAGAAATATTGGCACAAAAGAAAAGGTCGATAGTAGCAAAGAAGCTGCTAAAGCAGTCTCAACTAAAACTCAGAAGACTGTCCCAGATGCTGAAAGCAAAAACTCTATGATTAGAGAATCAGATATACAAAAAATGACTGCTGATGAATACGAAGCTAATTCAGATACAATCATGGAAGCTATTAGAGCAGGAAACTTTATTTATGATGTTTCAGGTTCTGCTAGATAAAAGTATTGACAAATAGTTATTTATGAATATAACTATATGTAACTAGGAGTGTGACCCCTTTTCTAGGACACTCGCACTCACACTAAACTTGGAAGCCTACCTGATGGTACGAGCCTGTGTTTAAATAGCTACTAAACACACACCTCCAACACTATTAGCCGATGACGAGTGAATTTGTTGTGTATACTTAATACACATTTGTTTATTTCAATGGAGATAAAAATGGCATTTAAAACTGCAGCAGGTTATGGTAATCTGCCTAATGGTAATTTCTCCCCAGTTATTTACTCTAAGCAGGTTCAGTTAGCCTTCAGGAAGACATCCGTTGTTGAAAATATCACTAACTCCGATTACTTCGGAGAGATTGCCAACATGGGTGATTCCGTAAAAATAATAAAAGAGCCAGAAATCACTGTCAAGGAATATGCTAGAGGTGCAAACGTACAACCTCAAGACCTTGATGATGAGGACTTCACATTGACTATTGACAAAGCAAACTACTTTGCTTTTAAAATAGACGATATTGAAGAGGCTCACAGTCACGTAAACTTCTCTCAACTAGCAAGTGACAGAGCAGGTTATAGACTGAAAGATAACTACGACCAAGACGTACTTGGTTATTTGTCAGGATTTGCACAAGCATCTAACAATGCTTTAGCAAGTTCAGCTAACTCAACAGTTAACGGAACTAAGGCAGTGTCAACTGCAGGTTCAGATGAATTGTTGACAAGCATGAAGCTAAGAAAAGATAGCTTTGGTAACATCACTACTTCTAGTGCAGGTGACCACTCTATCCCAATAGCTCCAAGACTAGGTGGTGCAACTGCACAAGCAACTGCTACTGCTACTCCTTTACAGGTTATAGCAAGAATGGGCAGATTGTTAGATACACAGTTTGTAGACACTGATGGTAGATGGCTTGTTCTACACCCAACATTTATTGAAGTTCTAAAGGATGAAGATTCACGTCTTCTAAATGGTGACTTCGGTGAATCAGGTGGATTGAGAGCAGGTTTATCTGTTGGAAAGATACATGGCTTTGATGTGTATATGTCCAATAACTTACCTTCAGTCGGTACAGGTCCGGGAACATCTGGAACTGCTAACCAAAACTCAAACTATGGTGTTATCGTTGCAGGACATAGTTCCTCAGTAGCGACTGCAGAGCAAATCAATAAGACAGAGACTTATAGAGACCCTGATTCTTTTGCTGATATTGTTCGTGGTATGCATATGTATGGTAGAAAGATTCTTCGACCTGAAGCAATCGTTACTGCCAAGTATAACGTAGGATAAGGGAGATATAAATGGCAACTTTTGATTTAACCTCAAAGGATACCACAGGTATCTTTTCTGACTCTATCGTGGCTATGCCATCAGCTAAGAATACTAATGTTATGAGAAATATTGAGGCTTACCTTGATATTGATGCGTTAGTAGCAGCAGGTGGTAGTTTCTCAGACGGAGATATATTTCAGGTATTAGAAATACCTGCAAATACCTTGGTCATAAATGCAGGTGCAGAAGTGATGAAAGCATTCACAGGCAGTTGTACTCTTGACATGGACTTCGCAGCAGGTGATGACATTATTGATGGTGCAGATATTACATCTACAGGCTTTTGTGCCGCAGGTAGTAATGGTCAAACCAACACTATTGTCGGAAGTGGAGCTTCAACTTATACTCAATTTGTAACTACTACAGATACTATTGATGCTAAGATTGCAGGTGCCGCCCCAGCTACAGGCAGACTTAGAATGTATGCCACTGTTATTGATTTAGCAGGTCATGGTTTAGATGATAAGCCTGATGAAGTCGATAGAGACCAATTAGCTTAAACTTTTTCTAGGGGAGCAGGGCAACTTGCTCTCCTACACTTTTAGGAATTACAATGGCAGAAAGTTACTTAACATTAACAAATAAAGTTTTGGCAAGATTAAATGAAGTGCAATTAACTTCAAGTGACTTTACTAGTGCTAGAGGTATACAGGTTCAAACTCAAAATGCAGTTAATGAATCTATTAGATATATCAATCAAAAAGAATTTCAATATCCTTTTAATCATTCAACAAAAACAGAAACGTTAGTAGGTGGAACTGTAAGGTATTCAATACCTACAACTGCAAAAACTGTAGATTACAATACATTTAGATTAGTAAAAGATTCAGATTTAGGGTCTAGTGGTGGTAGATTATACGTAATAAATTATAATGATTATATAAATAGTTATATAACACAAGAAGATGAAATAACAACTACTACAACTAGCACAACACACACAGATAGTGTAACAACAATTACTGTAGCAAGTACAACAGGCTTTGATGCTACAGGAACTTTGTTTATAGGCAATGAGCAGATAACATATACTGCAGTAGGTTCAAGCACTACTTTTACAGGATGCACTAGAGGTGCAAATGATACCACTGCTGCTTCAATAGCAAGTGGAGTGCAGGTAGCACAGTTTGAACAAGGTGGTGTACCACAATACGTAGCACGAACACCTGACAATAACTTTTTATTATATCCGTTTCCTACTAAAGGATTTAGTTTAAAGTATGACTTCTTTTCTTTCCCAACAGATATGTCTGCTCACAGCGATACAACTACAATACCTGATAGATTTGCCGCAGTGATAGTTGATGGAGCAACTGCTTTTGTATATCAATACAGAGGTGAGACAAATCAATATCAATTAAACTTTGCAAGATTTGAGCAAGGTATAAAAAATATGCAGACATTACTTGTAAATAGATTTGAGTATATAAGGTCTACATTTATACCCAAAGTAGGATACAGCAGTAGTGCAGATTTAAGCATAAGGATAAACTAAATGCCTGATTCTTCACAAGTACAACCTGTAGCATTTAACTGCGAAGGTGGTTTGGTACTGAACAAATCTACCTTTATGATGCAACCGGGTGAAGCATTAGAGCTTAGAAACTTTGAACCTTCTGTTGATGGTGGCTATAGAAGAATAAATGGATTCTCTAAATATGTAACTGCTATAGTTCCTTTTACATCTAGCTCTTCTGAAAGAATACTTATGGTAGCAACTTTTGGTGATGTTGTTTTAGCAGCTAGAGGTGAAAAGATATTTAGTGCAACTCCGGGTGGCTCTTCATGGACAGAAAGAGATACAGGTAGAACTAGTGCAGGTAAATATAGATTTGAACGATTTAACTTTGATGGCACAGATAAGATAGTTGTAGTAGATGGTACTAATGCACCTACTGTATTTAACTCTAGTTTAGCAGCTACAGATGTAAGCGATAGTTCGGTATCAGGTGCTAAGTTTGTAGTTTCATTTAAGAACCACATGTTCTATGCAGGTAAATCTACAACAAAACAAGAAGTTGTATTTAGCCAACCTTTTGATGAAGATGCTTTTAACAGTGGTTCAGGAGCAGGTAGTTTTAAAGTTGATGACGAAGTAACAGGACTTAAAGTTTTCCGTGATGACTTATTTATATTCTGTGAAACTAGGATATTTAAACTATCAGGTAGCTCAAGTTCTAACTTTGCAGTATCAGATGTAACAAGAGATATAGGATGTATTAATGGCGATACAATCCAAGAATTTGCAGGTGACTTAATATTCTTAGGTCCTGATGGTTTAAGAACCATTGCAGGTACAGCAAGAATTGGTGACGTTGAATTAGGAACTATTAGTTCTAGTGTGCAATCTATCTTTAATGATAATATAGCTAATGCTTCTTTATTTGACTCTGTTGTTATAACAGATAAAACACAATATAGAATATTCTTTACTAAGTCTAATGTTGGTGAGAATCAAACTAAAGGTATTATATGTGTATTAAAAGGACAAAGATTTGAGTTCTCTGAGATACAAGGCATAAGACCTGCTTGTACAGATAGCTTTGTGTCAGAAGGAAATGTAATAGTTTTACATGGTGCATTTCAAACAGGGTACATATACAGACAAGAATCAGGTAACACATTTGATGGTACAGATATACTTGGTAGGTATAGAAGTCCTGATTTAACTTTTAATGATTCTGGAATAAGAAAACATATGCAAAGGGTTATAATTAATTATCAACCTGAAGCGGCTATAGATGCAGATTTATTTGTTAGGTATGACTATGAAAGTAAAGATTCTGCTAGACCTGCAGCATATGCTTTAGATTCAGAAGATGTTGTTGCTTTGTATGGTACATCTGTTTATGGAGTACCTATATATGGTGGAGCATCACAACCCTTAGTAAGACAATCAGTTGAAGGTTCAGGTTTTGCTGTTGCATTAAAAGTAGAAGATGGTGGTACAACTGCACCATACTCACTTAAAGGTTTTCAATTAGAATATCAGTTAGGAGCTAGACGTTAATGGGTGATACATATACTAGACAGTCCTCGTATACAGATGGAGATGTGATAACTGCAGCTCATACCAATAATGAGTTTAATCAGTTATTAGCAGCATTTGCATCAAGCACAGGACACTCACACGATGGTACTACAGGAGAAGGTGGTCCTATAACTAAACTGTTAAGTAACGCACTTACGTTTGGAGCAGGTACTGCAGGTACAGATATAACAATTACATTTGATGGTGAAACAGCAGATGGTGTTTTAAAATGGATGGAAGACGAGGATTATTTTGAGTTTAGTGATGACATACTTATTGCTTCTACAGAGAAGCTACAATTCAGAGATACAGCAATATACATCAATTCAAGTACCGATGGACAACTTGACATTGTTGCAGACACAGAAGTACAAATAGCCGCAACAACTATTGACATAAATGGTGCAGTAGATGTATCAGGCAACTTAGGAGTAGGTGGTAACTTAACTGTTACAGGTACAACCACATTCAATGGTGGTACAATGACGTTGGGTGATGCTGCTACAGATAATGTTGTGTTTGGTGCAGACGTAGATTCTAACATTATACCTGACGATGATGATAC